GTAAGTATAGGGGCAGACCTAGAAATTGAGCAATACACAGGCCTTAAAGACAAGAACGGCAAAGAGATATATGAGGGGGATATAGTTAGATACGGCCGCCATATTAGCGGTATTATTCCGCCAGAAAGCCGAACGGCGGTCGTAAAGTGGTGGTCTGGAGAGGAAGAATATTACCCATGCTGTACGACTAGCGGATTTGCGTTGCCTTATAGTGAAGATGGCTACGAGGTTATAGGTAACATCCACGAGAACCAAGAGCTAATTGGAGAGGAGGGAAAATGAACCTAGCAACAGAAGGGTGTTATATCAACAAAGAAATGATAGACAAGGTTGATGTAAGTGAAACAGGTCAAATCATAATTAAGTTAAAACCATCGTCTTTGGGCTTACGGATGTTCAAGCGATTAGATGAAATACATAAAATTGGAGAGAACCCAGAACTATTGGAACACAAGGGGTAAAAATGGACGAGGCAAAGTTTGCAAATGATTTTGAAGAAAGACATGGCTGGAGCCCAGATATTGGTTACGAAGTAATCGAGCCAAAGCCAAAGAAAAAGAAGAAAGAGCCAAAGCTAACCCATAAACAAGAAGTGTTTGTAGCAGAGTATGCAAGGAACGGCGGTAACGCAACAGCAGCGGCTAAAGTGGCATACCCAAATCAAACTGAAGCAAGCGCAACACAACAGGGGTGGGAGAACTTAAGGAAACCTGAGTTAGCAGCAGCTATCCGTAGAGAGTTTGCAAAGCAAGGGGTAACACTCGATAAAGCTATCCGTCCTATCGTAAAAGGCCTCGAAGCTAAAGACAAAGACGGCAACGATGACCTACAAAAGCAGATGATGGCGCACGATCGTTGGCTCAAAGCTTCAATGCTAGACCGAGAAGATGGCTTGCAGCTCAATATCGAGAACGCTAAGGGCATAGAGATAACGTTTAAGAACTTTAGGAAAGAAGATGACTAGCGAAGCAGATTTACAAGTGCAAATAGCAGACTACCTACGCTTGCAGTATCCAAACGTTATGTTTCACAGCGACTACGGCTCGGGTATCAAGCTAACGATGGGGCAAGCTATCAAGCAGAAGCGCCAGAACGGCGGCCGCAGAGCGTGGCCAGATATGTTTATTGCAGAGCATAGAGTGGTTAAAGCCTCGTGCAAGGTTATACGGCCAGAAGATAGCGTTATAAAAGAAGCTCAATTTATCGAGCAGAAGCACGGACTCTTTATTGAAATCAAAAAGGCCGGCACTCGTATCTTCAAGAAAGACGGAACGCTGGTAGCAGACGAGCATATTAGAGAGCAATTCGATGTATTAGAGCAACTTCGCAAGCGTGGCTATATGGCCGAGTTCGCTTGCGGATTCGATGAAGCAAAGAGAATTATTGACAGGTATTTAGGAGGTAAGTAGATGCGCGTAAAATATTGGATACCTTACGAAGCGCAGCCGCATATAACTAGCGACCTGGGCGAAGCAAGCAAGCTAGTCCAGGCGAAGCAGGCCACGCTCGAAAGCGTAGAGCATGAGAAGCCAGGCAAGAGAATTATCGTGCAGATGACCTATCTTAACGACATTGGCGGTATAGAAACGGCTATGGCGAATATGTCCGCAGCGTTCCCAGAAGCTAACTTTTGCTTTGTGATCAATAGCCACGCAAGCAACGCAGAAGCCCAGATATTGCGCCTAGCACAACGCCACGATGTTTTAATCGACAAGAGCGGCAACGCGCACTACAACGGCGATATAGCTCTTATATTTACGCCTATTATGCAGAGTGTGCCATTTGAGCGCATACATTGCCCTATCGTCTATCAATTTATACATAGCGATATAGGCAAGCTTATGGAGATGGAGCAGTGGCATGACTTCAAGTGGCAGCCGCATCCAAAGGTTAAAAAGGTTATATCCGTATCAGAAACAGCCAAAGATAGCTTAAAACAAGCCCTCGGTGTCGATTCCGAAGTATTGGCGAATATTTTAGCCGAGCCTAGCAAAAGGCCGGTATTTTTGTGTTTGAGCCGTGCAACGCCAGAAAAGGGTATAGATAGACTGCTTAAGATGGTGCAGGCGTTCGATAGAGCTGGCAAAGACTATGTGCTGTACCTATGCTCCACGCTTGACCCTTACGGTAGTTATTACAGAGAGCTAAAGAATAGCGCCCATGTCGTGCTAGTAGAGCCGAACCCGTATAACGATAGCCTCATGCGTTGTGCAGATTACCTAGTGCAGTTATCTACATGTGAGAGCTATTGCTACTCCGTCCATCAGGCTACGGCGCAAGGTGTGGCGGTTATTGGCACGAAAATCCCAGAGATTGAAAAGGTGGTAACAGGCGGCAAAAACGGCTACTTGCTCAACCTTGATATGTCTAACTTGGATGTTGAGAAGATATTTAACAAGATTCCTAGACCAAAGGCCAAGCCAGAGCCTATTGATTCAAACTGGCAAAAAGTATTAACAGGAGAATTGTAGATGGCAACTAAAAAGACCACCGCAAAGAAAGCGCCGGCGAAGAAACCGACCGCCAAGAAGATTGAGCGCAAAAACACGCCGCAGCTAGACCTATCTAATAGACAAGACTACCTATCTATCATTATCCCCAGCTACAATAGCCGTGAGAGCCTAGAGCGCACTATAAACAAGCTAATTGATGAGCGAGCGAACTATGGCGTAACGGCTGAGATTATTGTTATTGACGATGGCAGCACGGACGGCACGGCAGAGATACTACAAGGCAAGAGAGGCCTCATTAAAGCAATTATCCAAGAAAACAAGGGTGTATCCGCCGCAAGAAACGCAGGCCTAGAAGCTAGCACGGGTAAATATATCAGCTTTGTAGATGCAGACGATATTATATCTGATAGTTATATCCAAGATGTTACGGCAGAGATTAAAGACGATGCTTGCGACTTTGTCACTTTCCCATGGAGAAAGACCGGAACAGATGAGGTATATTTTGATGTATTCAGCCCTATCCCGAGCGCCGCAGTTTGGGCCTATGCGTTCAAAATTGCAGTTATTGGCAACGAGCGCTTTAGAGAGGATTGGCAGATTGGTGAGGATTTGGACTGGCTAAAGCGAGTACTGCCAGGCAAGCGCAAAAAGTTCAGCGACAAGATAGTTTATACCTACGGCTGGAACGCCAACCCAGATAGCCTATCAAAACGCCATAACATGGGCGAGCTCCCATTGGAGAGGCAAAATGTTTAGCATCATCATACCGAACTATAACAATGCCGCTTGGCTAGATAGGTGTTTGTTGAGCGTACTCAAGCAAAAATACAAAGACTACGAAATAATCGTGGTGGATGATTGCTCGACCGACTCAAGCCGGGATATTCTATACCTCTACAACGACAAGATAGATACGATAGCCTATGAGCGCCGCAAAAGATGGAACGGCGGCTCTAGAAATGTTGGCATGACATTTACCCATAAAAAATATGTACTATTTATGGATTCGGATGACTGCCTAGCAGACGATATGTGCTTAACAGAGCTAGATAAGATAATTAAGGCCAATAACTATCCTGATCTAGTGCGACTAAGCTACTACTACTGCGAGAATGGCCAAGAACGGCTCGTAGATTTGAGCAGCCAAGATACGCCAGATAAAATAACGCACGATGTTAATGTAGCGTGTTGGACTAAGTGTATAAAGCGAGATAAGCTCGTAAAGTTTCCAGAAAATACACTAATGGAAGATGTCGTGCAGCATGTTGCTCAGATGGATGTTATAGACAGCGTAGCCGTATGCCCTAAAGGAATAATCAAGTGGAACAGAGATAATGCCAACAGCACAAGCAAGCAGAAAAATAGCAAGTGGCGCTCTAGTCTATACCGGTACTATGCCGATTTGCTAGATTTGACAGTTACGAAGCCATACTGCCAGGCAGAGCTAGAGAAGCGCCGTGCGAACGCCCTGCGCAACATTAAAAACGACAGATTCGAGCAGGAGTAATTATGGCAGGCAAAACAGAGCTAATAATCCCAGAGCAATACAAAGAGCTATTCCAACCGAGCAAACAATGGCGACATATCATATACAAGGGTGGCCGTTCGAGCGGTAAAAGCTATCAAGTGGCGCTCTCAAGGCTTATTCTAGGCTCACAGAAGAAGCTTAGAGGCCTTTGCACTCGTGAGTACCAGAACTCTATGGACGACTCCGTAAAGGCGCTTCTAGCTGACCTAGTAGCCAAATACGGCCTAAATGATTGGAAAGTTCTAGACAAAGAGCTGCGCAATCTTCGCACAGGCTCAGAGATTCACTTTAAGGGCTTGCATAATAACGAGCAGACTATCAAATCTTACGAGGGTGTCGATTGGTGCTGGGTAGAGGAGGCGCAGAGCGTATCGGCGGACTCAATCCACACGCTAGTTCCTACGATTCGCAAAGAGGGCAGTCAAATTATATGGACATATAACCCGCTAACAGAGAACGACCCAGTAAAGACGGAGGTCGAGGACAGATACAAGGCTCGTGGCACGGCGTTTGTGTGTCATATCAACTCGGACGATGTAGAGGAGCTTTTAAGCCCGGAAATCATCGAAGAACGAGAAGCTATGCGAGTAGATAATCCCGACTTATTCGCTCATGTATGGCTAGGACAGCCATTAACGAGCAAAACAGGTTCGGTATTCGGTAACCAGATAGCAAGGGCAGAGATTGACGGCAGGATAGGCAGAGTTCCTTACGATGCCAGCGCGGGTGTTTACGCCGTATTCGACCTTGGTATTAGCGATTCTACGGCTATTTGGTGGTATCAGATGATAGGCCGAGAAATCCACTTTATAGACTACTACGAGAACTCTGGCGAAGAATTAGGCCACTATATATCCATGCTCCACAGCAAGGGCTACAACTACACGACAATTTACTTGCCACACGATGCCAAACAGCGCGAGCTTCAGACCGGCAAGACTCGCGTAGAGTTCTTTGAGCAAAACGGCTTCCATAATATCGAAGTGCTACGACCGACTAACTTCAATCTTGGCGATGACGATATTAACTTGATCGCACGACCAACCTTTAGCCGTGTGTGGATTGACAGAGAAAAATGCGCCCGTGGCCTAGAGTGCTTAAGAGCCTATCATTATGAGTATGACGAGAAAAATAAGCTCCTAAAATCACGCCCCGAGCATGATTGGAGTAGCCATGCTAGCTCTGCTTTTATATATGCCTGTATGGCGGCAACGGAGTCGTCCGAAGCGCAACAAATTAGCGTAAAGTTCAAAACTTACACGCCAAAAGAGTTTAGAAGCAACAAAAATAATGATTCTTGGTGGTAAAGCAAGTGTGGTATAATGTCGGTAATGGCGATGTGTCGATTGACACGATGGCAAAAAAGGCCGCAAAATCTAACGACACTAAAAATGACGATCCAGTTTTAAGCAAGTTCCTCAAGTTTTTTACGGACTCTTGGACATATGCACAGCAGAACTACCACCAGACTTGGGAGCGCAACTGGAAACTATACAGAAATATCAGAACCGAGAAAAACCACCCCGGCACGATTGAAACTTTTGTGCCGATGGTAAATAGCACAGTAAATACTATTGTAGCCTCACTTTTTAACTCAAATCCAACAGTAAAATATATCCCAAATCGCGCAGACCAATCAGCCGAAACAGAGATATTAAACGATGTCTATCAGGACTTCGCTCGCCGTGATGGCTGGGCTTTGAAGAATAAGATTAACGGCCGACAAGGTATAATCACCGGCAATTATTTCGCCTACTACGAGTGGATGCCAGACGATGCTGGCGGCTTTGTGCATAAGGAGATAATCCCTATTCGCGATGCCATTATTGACCCAAATGCTCGCAATCTTTCAGATGCCAAGTATGTTGGCCGTAGGTTCTTTGCAAGCAAGAAATCCCTAGAAAATGCGCTAATTTACGACCCAGAAAAGGGCAAAATGGTAAAGCGCTACAAAGACCTAGATAGCGTTAGAGAAAATGCCGAAGCTGGTGGTATTGATACCGAAAGCGACAAGGCTATTAAAGATTCTGCGCTAGGCTCTGTATCCCCAGACAAGGGCGCGCAGGTTGAAGTAATCGAAATCTGGACTCATGAAGAAGTATGCGTAATTGCAAACAGGACTACTGTTATTGAGCACCGCGAGAACCCTTACTACACGCTTAACAAGAGCAAGTTTGAGCAGCGCCGCCTAGAGTGGGAAATTGAGCGCCTTAATAAATTGCAAGAAACTGCAGGCAAAGAAGATATTGGCGAGTTTAACGAGGAGTTTAACAAAGAAAACGCCGGACTTATTCCATTTGCGCACGGCTGCGATTATCCAGATGTATCGCTTATTTATGGCTCAAGCGATGTAGATATTATTGCGGACGAGCAGGAGCTTCTAAACACGCTTACAGACCTAAATGTCGAAGCTATCCTATATCAGCTATTCCCAGAGCGCCGTATTGACCCTAGATTTGCAGGCAAGGTAGATAACCTAGACCCAGCTCCAGGCAAAGTTTACCCATTGCCAGCAGGCGCTATGGATTGGCAGACTCCTCCATCAATCCCGACTAACGCTTTTGCAGAGCGCAACAACATTAAAGGCGAGATTCGCGAGGCTGCGAGTGTATCCGAGATTAGTAAAGGTATTACAGCCACAGATAGCACGACAGCGACCGAAATTAAGGCCATGCTCGGACAGGCAGATATTAGAATCCGTGAAAAGGCGGACAACCTTGCTCAAGGCTTCTTTATGCAAGAGGCTACAATCGTCTTCAAGCTACTCAAGCTCTATGCAGATGATAACTATATGATCCGAAAAGTAGGCGAGGACGGTATAGACTTCGAGCAAGTCGATATGGCTCGCTTTACAGGCGAATATACGCCAATGGTAACGCTTGATGTCCAGGCAAGGCTTGAACAGTCCGAGAAGCAGGAAGCTTACACTAACGCTTACCAGATGATTATTGCAGACCAAACCAACAACCTAACCGAAGCAAAGCGTATTATGTATCCGAAGATGATGCCAGACCTATCGCAAGAGGAAATTATGGCGATTATCACGCCAAACCAGCAGGCGCTACCACAACCGCAACCGAATCCAGAAATGCAAGACCTAGCAACGCAAGACATTAACGCACTAGACCAAGCCAATATGGCCGCACAGGAGCAATTAGTCCAATGACCCAACTATCCGAAGCAGAAAAAAGAGTTATGACCCTATGGCTCAACACCGATACGGGGGCAACTCTGCTAGAGATGATTAAGGAAACAGAACAGAGCTATTTAGACGAGGCTATGGTGGGAATAAGCCAAGGCCCACAATACACGCACGGCAGAGTAGTAGCAGCGCAAGCAATCGACACTATATACCAATGGCTAAAGGCGTATAGAACGGAAGACAAGCCCAAAGAGACAGAAGATTAGCCAAATCACAACATACCAAGCACCTTAACAAGAGCAAACAAACAGGCCAACAATTCGGCACTACAAAGTTATATTACTTAAAAATCCGGCAATGGGCCGGCGCATCGCCAAATGTGGTAGTGCCGAGCTGTTGGGAGTGATAAGCCCCCAAGCATAACAACCATCTAACAATTTTAGGAGAGTTCATGGAAGAACAAACTGGAACCGCAGATGAGTTAATTTTCGAGGCCTCTGATGTGGATACGGGCGCGACCGAATCCACAGAAGAACAAACCAACGAAGTTAGCAACAGCTCGGCAGTCGAGGAAACCACGGAACAATCGGAGAACCAAAAGGAAGCTACCGAAGAACCGGCCGTAGAATCGACAGAAACTACGCAAACTGGCGATGCGATAGACCAATTTTTGGCAAAAAAGGGCATAAACCCTAACGATCCAAACGCTATTCGTAAAATAGCGGAGATGTACCAAAACTCCGAAAAAGGCTTTTATAGCAAGTCGCAAGAGGCTGCGCAATTACAACGCAGACTAGCCCAACAGCAAGCGCAACAGGCTACGCCTGACCAGCAAGCGCTTTCAGAAGTACGCGCTATGCGTATAGAGATGGATACAAAGGAGTGGATGAATAGCCACAATTTATCCGCCGTAGATGAGCAGAAAATGGTCGAGTATATCAACCAACCGCTTACAGATAGGCAAGGAAATGTAGTTATCAATCCAATGACCGGCGCTCCATATACTAAAGGCGTATTGGTGAATAACGGACAGCTCAACCTGGACGATGTTTACAAGCTAGCGGGATGCGGCAGACAGCAAGAAGTCGAAACTCTTAAAGCAAACCTCCGTAAAGAGGTTGAAAACGAGATGGCTGCACGCCAAGCGGCAAAGAGGCCAAGTAGCAACGCTACTAACTCCACGCAGTTTGGCAAAGCTGAACAAGAAGACCCATTTTTGGCCGGATTGTTTAGCGACTAACGCAACTAATCAATTTTTGGAGAATTAAAATGGCAGGCATTAACCTAGCTGCAAAATATGAGAGCAAGCTCAATCAGGCTTTTGCTCACGGTTCTTACACCGATGCTTGGATCAACAAACAATACGACTTTACTGGCGTTAAAACTATCGAAGTTTACACCTTTATTTCACAGGCTTTGAGCAACTACGACCGCACTTCTACTGGCGATCGCTTTGGTGGCCACAACGAAGCACAGGACAACTGCGTTGCTTATACGCTCGCTAATGATAAGTGCTTTAAGATTGCTATTGACGAAGGTAACTACACCGAACAGCAGTTTGCAAAGAAAGCTGGTGAAGTCCTTAAGATTGAAATGGACGAGCAGTACACCCCAGCAGTCGATAAGGTTCGCTTGACTAAGGCAGCTATCGGCGCAGCAGCAGCTTCACAGTATTACGCACCAACCGCTAACGATGCTTACGGCGATGTTTTGAAGATGAGCGCAGATCTTGACGAAGCTAAAGCTCCACAGAGTGGCCGCGTACTCTTTGTAACGCCAATTTTCTACAACCAGATTAAGAAGCAGATTACTACAACTGTAAATGCTTCCGAATACAACGGTAAGCTTCTTGGTAAGGGCTTTGTAGGCGAACTCGATGGCACAGCAGTTGTGAAAGTTCCGTCCAGCTACTTCCCAACCAACACGAGCGCAATTATGCTCCACCGCGATGCTTTGCTCGGCGCAAACAAGATTAAGAATGTTAAGATTCTTGACGATTCTGAACTCGTTGACGGCAAAGTTATTAAGGGCCGCTTTATCTTCGATGCTTTCGTCCTCGATGCAAAGAAGAAAGCAGTTGCAGCTATCGGTACTGGCTCTTTGAGCTAATCTAATAGTCTAACTGACTTCCTTATATCAAGCCCCCTACGGCCGAGGGGGCTTTTTGTGCTAAAATATAACTAATGGCGGTGCGAGTGCATATTATATGGACTCAAACTATAATCTTGGCGGCCTGGTGTCTAGAATCCAGGACAAGCTGGACGACTTGGAGTTTCCAGAGGACACCATAACCCAGTTTATTAACGATGCCTATTACGACATTCTCGGCGATGAAGAATACCAATTTTTGGAGAAATATTACCAAGCCGCAACGCAAGAAAGCGGTATTTTGCCGCTCCCTAGCAACTACCAGAGCCTTTTCACTCTTACCGCGACAAACGACAAAGGCACTTTTGTGCTCGAATATATGTCTAAAGAGGAGTTTTTTGCACACGACAAAGAATCTAGCGCAAAAAACTACCACTACACTATCTTCGGCGACCAACTATTTTACAATTTGCCTAGCCTTGTAAACGAAACTACTCCAGAGGGCGAGGAGAAGTTTTACGATCTAAAGCTTTACTATCTTGCGAAGCCTAAACCGCTCGTAAACACTAAAGATAAGCCGCTTATCCCGTACGAATTCAGCGAAGCCCTAGTATTGGGCGCACTAGCACGCTGCGAACGCCGCCGCGATAACTTCGATTATGCTGGCATCTACGAGGCTAAGATGGACGAGCTCGTTACGAACATGAAGCTACGCTACTGCCCACGCCAGCTCGCAAACGCTAACAGGGCTAAATTGCCTGTAATTGTGAGGACTAGACACTAATGGCGA